TAGTTATCTTTTGAGTTATATTCTTACCAAGAACGGCTTTTCCTAAGTTCTGTAAATAGCTTGTAGGCATTTTTTATATTTTGTAGTAAATATATTAAAAAAAGAATACATCTCGCTTAATTCCTAATGTTTGCATCTCATGATACCTTAATCCGTCTATCGCGTGGTTGTACTTGTCGATTGGTTTGTTTAGGCGCTGGCCGGTCTTGTCCGTGTCCCAGCAGTAGGAACGGAACTCTTTAATCAAATTCGTTGACCGTCTGGTGACTAAATACTGCTGATCCTGCATCACCTGAATGCCGAACTTAATACTATCCGTGCCTTTGGTGACGGGTCTAATATCGACTCCTGTCCTTCTGATTTCCTCAATAGATTTGGGTTCGGCACTATCGGCATAAACGGTCGGTCCTTTCGGTAAAATCGCGGCTATATCCCCATTGACCATCCCGGTACGGTAGCAGATCTCATCGACTACCCGTTTGCCGTTCCATTCGTAAATAGCTGTGATAGCAGTAGGATCGTTGGAATAGCCAAAGTCCAGCCCTAAACCTACGAGTCTGGCTTCTTTCGGGATCTCGTCAATGATCGTCCAGTTGGAGAAGATCACTCCCTCTAAAGATCCGATTTGCCCTAAACCATACACACGCCACCAATTTTCCCAATAGCTCGAAGTCTTCGCTTTTTCTTTCGCCTTCTCGATCTCTTTTACAATCGATTCAGGGAGTGCTTCGTTGTCCTTATAGGTAAGTGTGAGCCATTCCGCATCTTCGTCGTCTTTCAGTTCGGTATAGGCCCAAAATTCATTCGAGGGGTTAAAGTCGAGCCAGATTTCCTGAGAAGTCCGGATCGCTAATTGGTGGTAAGTATCAAAATTAATGTTGTTGCACTCGTTGATGTACAAGACGTTTCTTCTTGGGCCTCGGACTTTATCTTCCTGATCGGCCGAAAAGAACTCAATATACGCTCCGTTCGAAAAGGTATAGGTCAGTAAGGTTTGATGGTAATGGGCATCGATATACCTATTAGTAGACTTCATGATCTTTAGAAAGTCCTTCAATGCACCTTTTCGTAGGTGCGGAACGGATTCTGAAACGACCGAGATTTCGAGGAGCGGGGTTCGGGCTGCTAAATCAATGAGGATGGGCAAAATCCCGAAGGTCTTACCCGCACTGGTCCCCCCTGGGATCACTTTAATACGCCTTTGGAGTCGGCGTAATTTCTTTATCGCTGTTGTAAATACGAATCCATTACTCATTCGGATCTATAAAAAGCGGCTGTTCTGCTATGGTTCTGGTTTCACTCTTATCCACCAAGCCGTTTAAACGCTGCGTAATGCTCGCATTGTAAATGCCCGTCATGCCGCCTTTGATCTGATCGGCTCTAATTTCTTTGCGTATACGCGAACAGATGGTTGCAAATTCTTCGTAACGTCCTTCTTTATTCGCTAAATAATCGCCTAAATCCGCTATCACTTCTTTCTCAAACAGGAAGCATTCAAAGCCGTCCATGGTCAAGGGCTGTTCCCTTTCTCTGTATACGGAGTCACCGTCTTTGCCTACAAAGTCATGTACCATGATCGGACTGTTTTTGGTCTGGTCTTTGTACTCTTTGAAAAAGCTGTATAATTCTTCAGGACTTTTAAATGCTTTGGGCCTTCCTGCGTTACTCATAACAATATTTAATTTCGTGTTCTCTGTTTTCTTCGACGAGCGTAACAAATATTATTTTGCTTACATGGTAAATAAAGATCGTATGAGTAAGACACATATTCACCTTTCATTGTTTGGCTTAGACATCCCTTAGTATGTCGGTCGATCAGGGCTTTTGGATTCCGCCTCCCGCTCCCCTTTTTTATTTACTCATGTACTCAAATATAAAATAAATTAATTAAAAGTTACGAATATGTATTCGGTCTTCCTGTTTAATGACTGTGACGGCTTCGTCTAAATGGTAGCCTACTTCATCATCATAGAATTCCAGCTTGATATGCAGCTTGCCTCCGTGTATCTGTTTCAAGTCGGTTAAATGATTGATTAAGTTGTCCAGTAGCATGTTTGTTTTTTAAAAAAGGTGAACGTTTGACGGCTCACCTTCCCCATAACCAATTGAAAAAATATTTATTTTACTCATTCATGTATACGATAGAATTAACTAAAGGTTACATATTTAGCGATAAACCCAGCATCTTTTTTCGGGTATCCATGTTAATTTTTTATCTGTTGGAACTTGAAACTCTTGCACGATTTCAATCTGTTCTTTTAAGGAATGTTTCTTTGCTTTCAGTTCCGGTTTGCGTCGGTGTGCGCTCATAGGCGATAGTTTTACGGGTGTAGGTTTTTTAATGCGTTTAGACCGTGTTTTATCGACCTTAGCTCCGTTTTCGTTGCGTTTATAACGAAAGCATTGCAAGTGATGCGTTTGTCCTTTGTAGCTCACCGTTAAGGGTTCTTTCGAATAGATGTGCTCCTGTATACGAAAGTTCAGTTCCTTGCACTTGTTAAAGATCGCGTTATCGCTCCTGGATATGGCCAGTCCTATTGAATTGGTCTTCACACGGCCATAGTACAGCTGAATGAAGTCCAGCTCTTCTTTTGACCAGTGCTTGTTGTTGCGTTTGGCTTTTCTATAGTCTTCCATGTACTCGGTTATATTTCTTCTGGTCGTAATGATGCTGAATGTATTTGGAGATAGCGCATTCACTGAGCCCCATGTGCTGGGCCAAGTCTTTGATCTGAAAGAGCCCAGAATGAAAGAGGGTGATGCACTCTTTTCTTCGTTCGGCTACCTCCGCTCTTTTTACACTCATTCGTTCTGTTTTCATGGTACACTAAAGGGCTAAAGGGGTTTAAATTGCGCTGCATAAATTTCCATTGCTTGTAATACCCAATCTTTCATGCAGGGGTACGTTTCAATGACTGCTATCTGATTATCATTTAACTCATCAAATAAAATTTCTTCTGCGGTTCTTGTTGTTTCTTCTTTCATGTTGTTTACAAAAAATAGTTAGTGGTTAGTAGATTCTTCATTGAATAATCTTTTTTGTTTTGCTATTAAGTGAGAAGCGTCCTCTAGGCTAAATTTGCCTTTCTTTTTGAAATACTGACTAAAGGTTTCGTTTAATAGCCAGCACGTATCTAGAGGCACGTTTAATCCGATCATTCTAAGCAATACATCAATTCCATCTGCTTTTTCTTTCGCTTGTTTTACCTCTTCGCTTTCTGGAAACCGATCTCTTTCGATGGCTCGTAATTTACCCGCCAATTCATAGTGCTTGGCTTTTACTACGGCTGTTTTTAATGCGATTAATGAGGCTTTATCGTTAACGGCCTCGGTTAAAAAGTTATTAAATAATTCTTGTAGTTCTGCTGTTTTCATCTTAGTTGTTGTTTATAAATTGATTATAGTTTTTCCGCAAATAATTTTGCATTCCTTAACAGTAAATCTTCTATTATTTTATTTTGACGATTTATTTTATCATCAAATTGAGCATATAGTCGAATGGTCGCTAAGTCACAATAATGCTCTACATCGTGATTAGGAATGTTATCCATGAGTTGGATCCCAATCAGTATAATTGGCTTCTTTGGCGACTTCGTCTTTGTATTCAATCAGTGTTTTCATGTTGTTGTTGTTTACAAATTAAGGTTAGTGGAGTTAGTTATCCATGTATCATAAAACTCTTTTGATTCTCGGTCGTCATATCCTAAATTATTGCCTGATTCACGACAATAATCTCTGATTGAATCTAAAAACTGAATAGCGTTTTCATTGCTGAGTTCAATGAATAAATCGGTGAGGCGGTTTTTTGCTTCTTGTTCGTTAAAACAAGAACCTTCTCCGAATTCATATCCGAATTCTTCGCAGTCGCTTAAAATGTCTTCTATTTTGTTTTCAATGTCTGTTCTGTTCATGTTCTTTCTTTTGGTTCACAAATATAACTATATATTGCTAAATCGCAAGTATTATTTATTCTTTTTCCATTCTTTTATTTTCAAGTCGTAGTTAAGTTTCTTCGCGATCAGTTCGTTCTTAGTAAACTTATAGTCGCGCTTGCTGAATGAATCGATTTCCAGTTCTTTCACGTACTCTTCTCCAAACTTATTCACCAGTCCTATTCGGTAGTTGATTTCATTCCCTCCTAGATAGCGGTTACATTTTCGGCATTGTTTTCTACAATTCCGTTCGTCGAAGATCAGTCCAGAATAAATCTCTGCTTTAAACCAGTGTC